CCATGATTAAATCTCCTAGCAGTTAATTGGACAAAGACCCTTCTCAGGGTTTCGGCTCCTAAAGCCTCGTCAGTTTGCCTTAATAAAATCTTTTGCCGTCTCTTTTGCAGAATCGGACAATTCGTCATAGTTAAAAACTTCGGTTTCTATAATTTGCATGATTTTGCCTTATGCTTAGTGGTTAAATAGATAAACAATGGCGGAAACGACCAACCAAATCACATAAATGAAACAGAGAACAAGTCCGAAGGACATCAGNTCCCCCCAAACTGTCGTCATAGCCCTATAAATAGAATCTAATTCCATGATTGATACTCCTAGCAGTTAAACAGAGACAGACTCTCGTCTGTTTCGACCTATATGGTCTCATCAGTCTGTTAATTTAAAATGCACTCTCTTAGAGTCCTCATTTCATCAGTCCAAGACTGTCCACAAATATAATTGACTTCATTGCCTTCTATAACCATTCGAGAATAAATCCCAAACCTATGCCATAAGCAAAGTGGAATTTTTAGCCGTCTTGCAAGCTTTTCTTTTGTATTGCTACGGCATCCCTTGCCGACTAAATCCAAAATTCCCGCTACTTGTTCATCAGTTAAGACCTGAGAGGTCTTTTCAATTTCACCATGTTTTGCTTCCCAAATCATATTGTCTAAATTCACGATAAACCCTCCTTAAAATTGATTGTCTAAAATCTTCTTAACTTCTTGATCATTGCGACTTAGTAAAGCTTGTTTAATATCTTCGTTTTCTAAGGCTACATCAGGGCTAATACTTCTCTTAGAGCATTCCACAATAAACTCAATTGCACTCATAAAACCTCCTAGCTAGTAATGTCATGTATTCACCATTGAGTCATGACATAGGTAGATTATTGNCTCCTAGAACACTTGTCAAGTAGTTTTTTCAATTATTTGTATTAGGACTTTCCCTAATGTATGGATATACAGTATCTTAGGCAAACCCTAAAAGCGGGTAATGCCGAAGGCAAACAGTCCAGCACATCAAACAGTAAGAGAGAACATAGAGAGAGATAAGCATAAGAGATTGTCCAAGATTACTAAAGTGTCCTATACTCAATGGGAATAAATATACCTATGGAATACTGATGAGAAAACGACTAACTAGGGCAGAGATCAAAGAAGGCTTAAAGGCTAACCCAATCGAGAACATCCTTCTAGGGGCTACGACTAAACATGGTGTAAACCTAACAAAGAAGCAGAAAGACTTTGCAAAGAAGGTAGCACAAGGAATGCCAAAAACCCAAGCATATAGGGAGACATACGATACAGAAGGCAAACCCTCTACACAGTCTGTCGAAGCACACAAGTTAAGCCGTAACCCTAAAGTAGCTAATATGATCGAGGCTTTCAGGGTAGCGAATGAGGCTAGGGAATATCTTTTACCCGAACAATTAAAGACCTTAGCCACACAAAATTTAGTAACCATTCTGACTACGGAAGAAGAGAAGACCTCTAACAAGTTAAAGGCTATTGAGTTAATCGGAAAGATGGCAGAGGTATCTATGTTTCAAGAGACTAAGACCCATGTGCATTTACATACGACTACGGACATCAAGGGCAAACTGATTGAGGGCTTACGGATGGCTTTCCAATCATCTCGGCTTGATGACTTAGCCAAGAGAAAAGCGAACAGCTTGCTGGTAGAACTAGCCGACCCCCAATCAAATCAAGAACTTACGACCCCCACCGAGTGCCACCCCCCTAAATTTTCGGAATTGCCTGATGGCCATTTGCATACTATTTCACACAATCAATCACCAAATCCTAGCGATCTCACTATAACACCTGTTATAGTGACAGGGGAGGGGGCCTCTGAAATCCAGGAGGTCACGCTTGGGGAAGATATAGAAATGACCCCCCTTATCGATTCTGAACAAAAATAGGGGGGGGAGTATATTTTGAAAAATACAAAAGCGACTGTGACGATTGAGGTTGATGAGCATGGCGAAGTGGTCATGTACACCAGTGGAGATGGCTATGCCCTAGTCTTGGCTGGGGAAATGATTGAGATGGTAATTAACGGAGACCTAGAAGATTTTGTTGGTACGGATATACAGAGGATGCAATGAAGACGTTTCAAGAATGGCAAGCAGATGTAATGCATAAGGTAGCGGAATATGATGCACTGATTTCCCAGAAGGAGTTAGAACTGGGGGCGATTAAGGCTATACGGGATTCGTATGCCGTAGCCTCTTATCCTTATATGGAAAAGAAGAGGTATGAGCCTGGCATGGAGGATTGCGGTAAATGACACCCGCTCAGAAGGAAGTCTATCTGGTCATTGAGCAGTTCTGGGAACAGTATGGCTTTGGGCCGTCTATTGATGACATCATGAGACAAACTGGGGAGCGGGGGCGTGGCAATGTTGCCCGTAAAATGAAAATCCTCATTGAGCTGGGGATTTGCAAAGGGGACACTAAAAGGACAAGGTCGATTAGACCTGCGTATTTGAAGCTGAGAAATCTTAATGGATGAGCTATTAGAAATTATTGATTTGCTTCCCAAGGAGGAGCAAGCCAAGCTATTGCCTTTGGTCGAGGAATTATCGAATTCTTTACTACGGGAAAATGGTAATAAAGACTTTATGACATTTGTCAAAACCATGTGGCCCGATTTTATCCATGGCGAACACCATGAATTGATGGCTAGAAAATTTGAGGAGATTGCCGATGGCAAAACAAAACGACTTATTATCAATATGCCACCCCGTCATACCAAAAGTGAGTTTGCATCTTTTCTTCTTCCTGCTTGGTATCTGGGCCGTTTTCCAAACCGAAAAATTATTCAATGCTCCAATACTGCAGAACTGGCCGTGGGTTTTGGTCGTAAAGTTCGTAACCTTGTAGGAAGTGAAAGCTATGCCAAAATATTCCCTAATGTCTCTCTTAGATCAGACTCTAAAGCTGCTGGCCGTTGGGCTACTAATGCTAACGGGGACTACTTTGCTATTGGTGTTGGTGGTACTGTTACTGGTAAAGGTGCTGATCTGCTCATTATTGATGACCCTCATTCCGAGCAAGAAGCAGCATTGGCATCATCTGATCCTAGCGTATTTGACAAGGTCTATGAGTGGTATACGTCTGGTCCTCGCCAACGTCTGCAGCCTGGCGGATCCATCGTAGTGGTGATGACCCGCTGGTCTAAGCGGGATTTAACGGGTAAAATATGTCAAGCGATGGTTGATCGTGATGGCGATGAATGGGAGATCATTAGTCTTCCTGCCATTAAAAGAAACGAGAAACCACTCTGGCCAGAGTTTTGGTCATACGAAGAATTAGATAAACTGCGGATTGAATTGCCACTGTCAAAGTGGCAGGCCCAGTATCAGCAAGATCCTACCTCGGAAGAGGGAGCGTTAGTAAAACGAGAGTGGTGGCAACTTTGGGATAAAGAAACCCCGCCTCCATGCGATTATATTATCCAAAGCTGGGATACGGCCTTTACTAAATCAGAACGGGCTGACTACTCAGCCTGCACGACCTGGGGTATTTTTTATTTAAATGAAAATAAAGACGATGCTAATATCATTTTACTGGATGCGTTTAAAGAGCGTATGGAGTTCCCAACCCTCAAACAACGAGCCATGGATATGTACAAAGATTGGCAACCTGACTCGTTTATTGTTGAAGCAAAAGCGTCTGGTGCTCCCCTTATATTTGAACTCAGACGGATGGGAATACCTGTTCAGGAATTTACACCGACTAGGGGCAACGATAAGATATCTCGGGTTAATAGTGTATCTGACTTGTTTGCCAGCGGAAAAGTATGGGCACCTCCTAAGCGATGGGCGGAAGAAGTAATTGAAGAGTTGGCGGCCTTCCCTAATTCAGATCACGATGACTTAGTGGACTCGACAACACAGGCATTATTAAGATTTAGGCGTGGCGGGTTTATCACCTTACAAACGGATGAACCTGACGAGCCAAGAGAATTTAAACGCAAGAGGGGATACTACTAATGGTATCGACTCTGGCATGGTGGTTGGAAAAGGCATTTAGTGATGAGCTATGTGATTTGATTATTAAAGAAACCCGTTGGGAAGATGAAATCGAAGGCGGATTTAATAAAGGCAAAGAAACCTATTATGAACATGGCAAACGGAAAACCAAAATTGTTTTTGAAGAAATCAATACCATTGCAGGTTGTATTTTGAATAGTTATATGCAATACGCTAATGTCGATTCAAAATGGAACTTTAATGTGACTTATATGCAAAAAGCCCAGCTTGGACGATATGAGCAAGGCGGTCATTATGACTGGCATATTGATACAATGAAGCCTGACGAATATGGCATGCAAAGAAAGATTTCAGCAGTATTGTATTTAAGCGATCCAAAGGATTATGAAGGTGGAGAGCTAGAGATTAANGGATTAGATAANCCTTTAGGTAGATTGCCCAGAGGTAGTGTGGTTGTTTTTCCATCGTATATGAGTCATCGTGTTACCCCAGTCACTAAAGGTATTAGATATAGCGCTGTCGGTTGGATGATGGGTCCAACATTTAAATAAGGAATATTATGTCAATTGAAAAAGCCATGTATGCAGCCCCTCAGGGTTTACCAGAAATCGATGGACCCGATGTGGAAATCGANATTGTGGATCCAGAGGAAGTCAATGTTGATGTGGATGGTGTNGAAATCCACATGGGCAAAAATGAAGAAGAAGACTTTGATGCCAACCTTGCTGAATACATTCCTGAATCCGTTTTATTGCAAATTGGATCAGAGCTTTTAGATGGCTTTCAAACCGACAT